TTGATTTTGTAGAGCATTTTCTTTTACTTTTTGCTCAACAACAGTTTTTGTAATAGGTGCTAATGCACTAGCAAGGTTATTATTTAAACTCATTTGAATATTTGTGGTAGTTCCTTGTAATTGAGTAACTGAACCTTCTGCTGTAAATGTAGGTATTTTAGGCACTATGCTACTCCTTTAGGTTTATTCATCATTGAATATAAACTTGATCCAGTTTGTGCAACTGTTTGTATTTGTGCAAGTTTAGATTGTTGTTTTGCCATTTCACCTTTCATTTTTGCGAAATTTGCTTCTTCCATTTTATTTGCTATTGCAACTTGAGAATTGTATTTAATTAAATTTTCTTGTAATTTTGCTTCATATAAATTTGATAATTGTATATTATAAGCACTACCACTATCCATAACTACACCAGATTTAGCAAGAGCTACTTTTGTTTCACCTTCAATTTTTGTAAAATTTTTTCTAAATTGTGCAATATCAAATTCTTGTTTTTTTTCTAGTTGTTCTGCTTGTGATACTAAAGTTCTAAAATTTCTATTTGCTATTGCTTGATTGTATGCACCTATTTCTCCTTGAGCCTTATATTGTGCGGCTCCCATTGCTACTGTAAATACTGGTGCTGCTGCTCCCATTAAAATATCCTCGCATACATATATTGATCTGTTCCATCAAAACCAAATTTTTTCATTAAACCTTCTCTCTCTAAACCCAACCATTCTGCAAATCTTAAACCTTGTTTAAAATCTTTTCTAATTGCAGATTGAACTCTTTTTATATTGTGTTGTTTTGCAACTCTAGCAAAATCTTTTTTGATTGCTTTTGCTACACCTAGTGGATGTTTCCACATCTCATTTGATGCTATAACCCAACCTTCCGCAACTTGACCCCAAATAATTTTCATACCTGCAGCAAAGATAGGATGGTTATTTACAATACCAGTAAAAGCTAAATGATCTTGTTCTAAATTTTTAGCATCACCTTCTACGTTAATGTAGTGTCTATCTGCTTCTAATACTTTATGGTTCATTTGACAGGATAATATAAACTGTCCATGTTCTTTTGTATAAGGTACTATATGTAGTGTATTATCCATCATTTGTTACTAGCCTTGGGTATAGTGATAAAATTGTTAAAGGTAAAGGTTGAGTTTGCCTTACAATCATAAATCCATCTGTATCATAATTTCCTCTAAATTCTACTTCTTTATCACCTGTAAAAGGTGGTATACCTTGATCCATAGGATTAGCAGAAGTTCTAAAAGGTACTCTTTCCATATTGTTTAAATCTGGTCCTACTTCAACACCAACACTTTCATATAATCTTGCAGTAACTTCATATATTCTTTTTGTTTTAGCTTGTGATGTACCATTCTGTGAACCAGCATCTATTCTCATAGTTTTTAATATTGATGTATAACCTAATCCAATCTTAACACTGTTTGCAAATCTATCTAAAGTAACAGCACTTGATGATACAGTTTTATCTGGATGTGTTGCACCATCAGCTAATATGCTAACTGTTTGACCTTGTAAATGACTTAATCCAGATAAAGAATTAACAACTTGTTTTACAGTATCTCCAGAAGTGTGAGCTGCTGCAGTAGTGCTTTCTGTTCCTCTAGTGCAACCAGTTAAATCATTTGTAGATTTTCCTGTGTAAGTAATTATTTCTCCACCAATTTTTATTTTTCCAGAAGATGTAAAGTCTGTTCCAGATGCTACAGTAACTGTAGTTGCTGAATTAGAAATGTCGCCATTCAATGTTGATGTTGCACCACTATAATTAAGTTGTGAATCTAAAAAATTAAATGATGTATTGTCAGTTTGATCAAAGTCAAATGTGTTTAAATATTCTACATATCTTGTGGTAGCACCATTGATAGTTCTTTTTATAATCATGTATAATTCGTATTCACTATCTTCTGTTGGAATAACTGCAACAGATTCACATACTGCTTTACTACTACCAAAAGCTCCGCCAAAAATGTGTCTATGCCAAGCAACAACTTCTTGTTCTCTTTGATAAGTTAATGCAATTAATTCACCATCATTTCTTACACACCAAATAATTGCTAAAGGTTCTTCTTGATATGCCATTTCAACAATACCTCCTTCAGTAATGTGTTCGGCAAGGATGGTAAGATCGGGTGCTGTATAACCATCTACATCAAAGTTATAGGCTAGTTCTCTAATTTTTCTTTTTGCTCTTTGTAAAAATAATGTCGCGTTAGCAACTGCTATTGCATCTGTGTTTGCTGCACCATGGTTAGATTGTTTTTTAATTAGAATGTTTGTTGGTGTTACTGCATCATTATCTCCACCACCACTTACTGTAAATTCACCACCTGCAGTACCTATTATTAAAGTTCTACCAGCAGCCATAAATCTAATAGCATTTACTTGATTAGATGCGATTGTATAAATAATAGCATCATCATCTGCAACAGTACCACCAATGTTTGCATCCATATTTTCATAATCACCAGATTTAGAAAAGTAAACTGTTTGCGGATTATTTAATGTTGCGGCAAATACCAATCGTTGTTCAAAAAATGACACGCAAGAAGGATGACCTGTAGTGTCTGAAAACGCACCAAGAGACCAATCGGTTGATGCACTGGTTGATCCTGTGTCTTTTAATATTTCAACAGTAACAACTGTAGCACTTGTAAATCCTGTTATCTCTGCATAACCATCTCTAAACCTAACTAATCTTCCAACATCTGTTGAAGCAAATGTACTAGCACTAGCAGTAAAAGTTCTTCCTGTTCCAACTGTATGTGCAGAAGATGTAATAGTTGTTGTAGATGAATTGGTATCTAGATATGGACCATTAACAAAATCTACTTCTGTTAATGTCCAAGAAGTATGTCCTGTACGAGATAGCTTTCTAGTTTTGTGGCTAGGATGTGTAATGTACATAACGTCAGCAGATTGTGCAAATTTAATATCAAAAATCTCTGCAGTTAAATAAGGTGATGATATTTCATAAGGAGATCCACTAGATAATATTTGACCATTATCTTTATAGAATCTTATGTATTGATTGCCTAATTCTAAAATATAAGTTTGTGTTGTAGAAAATTCAAAAGGTATTAATCTTGTTTTGTTTGCTGGTGTTTTTACTGAAGCAACATATTGTGTACCCGGTCTACGAGCTGCAGCTCCATGAGGATAGATAACCATATTTTCTACAGTTGCACATCCTGCAGAATATTTTGCTAAATCATTTCTACCATCTAATCTTGGCGACAACTCACCCGCTGTAAAGTTTGAAAGTTGTGCAGCTACTCTAGCCATTTATTAAAACCTTGAGTTTATGAATGTACCTGCATCTACAGCATCTGCCATACCATTTTCTTGAATTACGTTCTGACCTTCTGTTGAATCTACAAATCTAGCATCTTTTAATTTTTCTTGATAAGTAACTAACATATTTTGTGATGTAGTATTGTTAGATGTTATTGCATAAGCAATGTCTGAACCAAGTGCAGCAGATAAAGTTTCTCTTAATAATTCATCATATTGATTAGGATCTTCTACTCTTGAGATATATAAAATTTTCATAGTCTCATTATTAGATAATATTGATCTACCTTCTACTTGATAGTTAGAATCAAAATCTAATATTCTTAATAGTCTTAAACAATCACCCGGTAAATCAAACTTAAATTTATAACCCCATGCAGGAGTTGTAGTTGATTGTGCTAGTTCTACTCTTTTTTGTAAACAGTTCCAAGGATGTGATCTAAATACTGCGTCTCTTACTTGAGTATATCTTGAGTTACAAAGTCTAGCATTTTTTGAATCTTCTGTTAGTGAAAGTATTGTTGTTGCACCTAATTGGTTTAATGCTCCATTACAAATGTCTACTGTTGATGCCATACTACTTCCTTATAATATACTTACGTCTTATTTGTCTATCTTTTTCTAACGCAAATATTTCTTCTGTTGTTCTCTCTTCTTTAGTATCAAATCCATAATGATTTTTATTATCATTTTGAAACCTATCTACTAATACATACCTATATACATAATTATCTTTTTTAAAATGTAATACAGGTTTTAAATCTTTAATCTGTTTCATAAAAAGATAGGCGAGTTCCACTCTCGCTTTCCCCGCCTATCTATATACTATTATTACATACTAAACTATTAGTCTAGTACATACATCATAGTTAATTGAATTGTACCAGTACCTGCAGCACCACCCATAGTTACTGACACAGGAAGTCCATCCTTGTTAGCATCTACGATTGAGTTTTCACCCAATGCAATAGTGTTTGCAGCATTTACCGCAGTTGCAGAAGTAGAAGCAGCAGCAGCTTTATAAGCAGCAGCTGAAGCACTTACAGCAGTACCTGCAGCATTTGTGTGTGCTGCGTAACCAACTGATAAAGTAGTTGAACTACCTAATGCGTCATGTGCTAATCTACCAGAGATGATTCTTGAACCATTTGGTAAATTAAACATTTGAATCACATCACCAGATGCTAGAGAAGCTGCTTCATATTCTGCATGAGCAACTCTTACTCTACCCGCTAGTTCAGTAGTGTCTATCTTTTGAGAAGGTACGTTCTGATTCCATTTAGTCTTTTGTATTGAATAAACTGTAGCCATATTAATATCCTCCTATTATGCTTCTGTACAAGTTATACCAATAACTTTCGCTTGTTCCATTCTAGTAGCACCAATGCTCATGCAGTAGTAAACTTGAGTAGCATACGATTTGTCTGCTCTTTCGTCTATTCTTGCTGAAACATCTTTACCAATTCCTAGAGTGATACCATCTTGTGCGAAGGCTATGCAAGTTCTGTCATTGCCAGATTTTGCAAGTCTATTGGAAACTGTAAATTTGAAGCCTAGAAACGTATCAATTTCACCCTGTACTAATGCTTTTACAGTGTTGAAATCCGAACTAGTAACTTCGGTTACATTTAAAAGATTATTAATCTGCTCCGGAGACACGATAATGTGTCTTGGGATTGAAGGATCAACATCAGCTAAATCAAACTTTTCTTTAGCTTTCGCTAATTTAGGAATGTTTAAGCCTGTAGTTGAGCCAACACTAGCTGCGATTGCAGTTTGTGCAGATTCACTACCAGAACCAGTTTCGCCTGTTGAAGCTGTACCAGTTGCAGCAGATATAATCACATCATCCATTGCTCTACCCATTGCCATAGCAGCGGCTTGTGCATAAGATGAAGTCGGGTCTATTAAAAGACGTACTTTGTCTTGTTGATCAATAAGATCAGCAAACTCATAATCTGCAAGAG